GATCAATATAATATTATATAGGTAAGAATACTTATTTACATAATATGTGTGTTAAATATACCAGCAGGTTAATTCACATAAAGGTTTTGTAGTTTACTCTCCGCGTGCGCCGTCAAATGTGAATTAGGGTCGCCCTGTGATGACCAAGGGGAAATTGTCCCTGCTTGCCATGAAAGCCCTAGAATCCGTTTTATATTAATATAAATACATGATTATATGTGATGGTATGTGATGATATGATTATTATGCACCTGGCAGGCTAAAATGGACTGCATGGGCCAAGGGGGGCCGTGTGGGTGTGCACCCCACCTAGCTTCATCCCCAAATTTTTTCTTGATATTTCTTATGGGTGTAGTATTATGTGCCCATGTTTAGATGTTCCAATAAAAAATGTAGAGCACCTGTTGAAGCCCGTGGCTATTGCGCCCCGTGTAAGGCTGAGTATCGCAAGCAGTGGATTGCGGCTCATCCTGGGTACGCGACTGCTAAGCGGAAAGAATGGGCTGAACGCAACCCTGAGAAGGCAAAAGCCATTGAGGACCGGAAGCTAGAAAAGCGCCGTGAGGGTCGACCGCCTATGTCAGAGCGCACCAAGATGACGGATTGGGAGCGTAAGAAGCGCAGTTTGGAAAACAACCCTATTCAGGCTGCTGCAATGAAGATTTACAAATACGCTTTGCGGCAAGGTAAGTTGGAACGTGGACCTTGCGCTGTTTGCAGTGCAACGGAAAACATTGACGGTCACCATACGGACTACACCAAACCTTTGGACGTTGTTTGGTTGTGCAAACCTCATCACCGTGAAGAGCACAAGCGGTTGCGTGAGTGTGTATGATCTGTTATATGTTGTTGTATGGTTATACAGATTGATAAACATATTCCGGTTAACAAGTTTCTGAAGCGTGCTCGGAAGCATAGTTATCCGTTTGCACAGATGGATCCTGGCGATTCGTTTTATGTTGAGGGTGATTTGGGAGTTTGCCAGACGGTTAGGACGCTGATGTGGCGTTTTACAAAAGAGACTGGCTGGAAGTTTGTGACCCGTCGGGATGAAGGTGGGTTGAGGGTTTGGCGGATTAGTTAGCGCTCGTAGTTCAGTTGGATAGAACGTCGGTCTACGAAACCGAAGGTCGGAGGTTCGAATCCTTCCGAGCGCACCAATGAAGGGGTTAATGATGAGAGTACATACGCTGGCGTGGCCTGATGTCGATACGCGGATGATTAACGCGCATGAGAGTGTGATGAAGCACTTTGGGTTGAGTCCGACGTATTATCGGGTTCACATGCCGCATGGCGAGTGGATGGACAAGGTTTGCAAAGATGAATTTGAGACGGGTGCGGAGGTTGTTTGCTTTTTGGAGATTGATTGCGTTCCGACCTGTGAGACAATTATGGCTAGGGCGTATCGCTGGGCGAAAGACAATCGGGGGATTCTTGGTATCGCTCAAAGTGCTAACCACCTTGATCCTACTCACATTTACGCTGGTCCGGCTTTTTATATGGTTCACCGTGAGGCTTGGAAAAAGATTGATACTTCTTTCTCTGAAGTACCAGGGTGTGATGTCGCGCAAGAATTTACCAGAGTTGCTGAGTTTATGGCTTTGCCTGTTCGCGCTTTATATCCTACTCACTACCTGTATCCTGCCGACGAGGGACGATGGGCTTTGGGCAATTATGGATATTTTGGGCGCGGCACTCACTATAGCGGTGGGGTGTTTCACATGTTTCAGGGTCGCACAAACAATGCGATCAATACTTTCGTAGACGTTTGCGGTAAGATCGTTGGCAATACTTTTTCAACTGACGGCTGGTATGAAAGCACAAAGCTATGAAGTTTGACCTTCAGGCGTTTTACAGGTTCTGCGCTGAGTTAAGTATTGAAACGAAAGAACATGGCCTGAAGAAGATGGGCAATCTTCTCGGCACTCAGACCTATGTGATGAACGAGATCGCTCAAGGTCTGGAAGACGACAAGCACTTCTTTGTTATTCTGAAGGGGCGGCAGCTTGGAATTACAACTATATCTCTTGCTCTTGATCTTTACTGGCATTTTATACATCCTGGACTACAGGGAACATTGACGACGGACACGGAAGAAAACCGTGACATGTTCCGGCAGACGCTTGCCATGTATATGTCTGGCCTCCCCAAGCAGTATAAGATTCCTGAAATCACGCATAACCGTAACTCGCTGACGCTAAAGAACCGCAGCCGTTTGTTTTACCAAGTGGCAGGCTTGCGGGCCAAGGGGTCTCTGGGGCGCGGTAAAGCTATTACCTACCTTCACGGTACTGAGACCAGCTCGTGGGGCGACGAGGAAGGCTTGGCATCGCTGCTGGCTTCCCTTGCCGAGACCAATCCTTTGCGCCTGTATATGTTTGAAAGTACGGCGCGTGGCTTCAACATGTTCCACGACATGTATGCGACTGCCAAGAAAGCTAGAACTCAGAAAGCAATATTCTGCGGTTGGTGGCGAAACGAACTCTATTCCGCAGATCCTGAAGGTTCCGTTTACAAAACCTACTGGGATGGCAAGCTCTCTCCTGAAGAGAAAGAGTGGGTCAAGGAAATTAAAAAGCTCTACGGAGTTGAGATCAACTCGCGGCAGATTGCTTGGTGGCGCTGGAAAATGATTGAGGGCATCAAAGACGATGCGCTGATGTATCAAGAGTTTCCGCCGACAGAAGACTATGCCTTCATTATGACTGGCACTAACTTCTTCTCAAACAGCCGCTGCACGGAGGCCATGAAAGATGCGCGTAAGAAGCAGCCCGATTGTTACCGATATATGTTTGGAAACTACTTCCAAGACACGGAGGTCATCAAGTCCTCAGAAAAAGTTTGTACCCTCAAGGTTTGGGAAGAACCGATTGACACCGCCGTGTATGTCATTGGCGCAGACCCTGCGTATGGTTCGTCGGACTGGGCAGATCGTTTCTGTATCCAGGTATACCGCTGCTACGCCGATGGTTTGGACCAGGTTGCGGAATTTGCCACGTCTGAACTCAATACTTATCAGTTTGCGTGGGTTATCGCTCACTTGGCGGGAGCTTACAAGAACTCTACCCTTAACTTGGAAGTTAACGGACCAGGACAGGCGGTTATTCAAGAGCTCACAAATCTTAAGCGTCAGGCAACGGCTATTGGCTCGGTCCCGGAAACAAGCCAGATGGGCAAGGATCTGATGAACGTACTCTCCAGTATGAAGAACTATATCTGGAGAAAGAACGATACGCTTGGCGGGCTGACCAACTCTATTGGCTGGGTGACAACTGGTCCGTCCAAAGAGCGCATGATGAACTACACGAAGGACTACTTTGAGCGCCGGATGATGACCATCAACTCGACAGAACTCCTCGACGAGATGAAAACCATCGTTAGAAATAACGGAACAATTTCGGCCCCTGGTCGGGGCAAGGACGACCGAGTGATGGCAAGCGCGTTAGCGGTCGTAGTTTTTGCCGAGCAAGTTCAAAATCAAATGATCGTGCGCCGCATTACAAGAGACATGGCACACAAGATTCAAGATCGAACTCCTGAAGAGCTTTCGGTTTCCCGTAACGTATCAACCTATTTGCGGAACATTGGTTATGGACCCAAAGATCTTCCCCAAAGGTGAACTCTATCGCCTGATGGATCGGTTCAACAAAGATCCTAAGCGGGTGATCTCTTGGCATTTCCTCGCCGAAATGACTGGCTTATCCGAGGGTCACCTCAAGGATGTGTTTGTTTTTAAGAAGCACCCCCTGACAGAGATGGTTCAGATGAGAGTGAACAAAGCCTACAGAGAGTGGAAACAAGGCAATGTACGGGTGATGAAGAGACGGGATAACACTAGGTACGTGGACTATAGAAAAGAGGCGTACAGCCCTCATATGCCAAGTCAGAAGCTGGTGATGACGAGGGACGGGATTAAATTGAAGGTGGGTATGGCAAATCGTCACGATTACAGTGACAAAAACTTAGATGAAAGAGGGTAAAACAATGGCAATTCTTAGAGACTACTTTTGCGAAAGTCACGGCATATTTGAGGCTTGGGAACCTGAATGTCCCATGAAAATGTGCAAAGCACAGATATCAATCATTCATTTAAAACCCGTGGGGACTAGGAGTGACAGGACAAAAAAGGCAGATGAAAGCCTAAAAGGACTTGCCAAAGACTTTCAAATGACGGATATTAAGAGCACCAAAGCAGGTGAGCACCAGACAGGATACCTCACTAGAAACAACGAG